GCAGACGTAGCTGCATTAGTTTCAGACGTAGAAGCTGCAACCGCACTATTAGCTGCATTAGTCTCTGAAGTCGCTGCGTTTGTTTCTGAAGTTGCAGCATTAGTAGCAGACGTAGCTGCGTTGGTTTCTGATGTAGATGCGTTAGTAGCAGATGTAGCTGCGTTAGTCTCTGATGTAGCTGCCGCAGTTGCAGAGTTAGCTGCATTAGTCTCTGACGTAGCTGCCGCAGTTGCAGAGTTAGCTGCATTAGTAGCTTGTTGTTCAGCAGTACCTAAATGTACTCCTGACGTATCATCATAATCTTCATAAAAGCCTGTCATATCTTATCTCTTAGGTATGATGCCAATAGTAGAGCCAGACCAATCAGCATCGTCTGCCATTCTCATTATGTCTTGTGCAGTTGCTTTAAACTTAGCTTCCCACTGCAAAGCGTCTTCAGTATTCTTTGTATATAAAGATAACTCAGATAATGCACCATAAAGTAAAAGGTCAGTACCATGCTCTACAAACCAGTTAGTATCTGCATCGTTAACAAGATCAGCAGCTACATAGTAATAGTACAAATCAGCAGAGCTTACATCTGAAGTAGGAGCAATAACAAAGCTGCTCTGCTTACGTGCAAAGTATTTAGGGTTGCCTTGATTGTTCTGCTGCTTAGTTACAAAAGCAAGATCTTTACGTTCAAGCTCTATCGCCTTACCATTAACTGTAACTACAAGAGACTTCGCCTCTAAGTAATCAGTAGGCAGGGCTAAGGCATTGTTAGTTACTGTAATTGTAGAAAAGCCCTCCAAGATAGGAAGGCGTAGGATTCTGTTTGCTCTGTCTTGAGCTATATTGATAAACGAATCAATAACTGAATTTGATATATCTGTGCGGTTACTCCAATCTTTAACTAGAGTTCGGAGCTCACCTAAATTGTTTACTGCCATTATATACGCCCATTATCTGTACGGAGTTTCAAATAATCTCTATCTCTTAAACGAGCCATCATCTTTGCTTTTAGTTCAGGATCGTTGAAAAGCTGATTCATAGAACAGTTCCACTCTTTACACCAAGCATTAATTAGATTAAGAGGAATAGAAGCAACCTTACGACCGAAGGTATCTCTGTTAGTACGATTTAGATTATTATCCGCTTCTATCTTATTGTTAGCGAATATCTGAGAAAAGTCTTGGGTAGTTCCAATGCTGATAGTATCGTCATTGTTTTGAATTATATGCGTATGAACATCAGACATAACTACTCCTAGAAATAAGAAAGCTGAGCTGCCTAAGAAGACAGCTCAGCTATGGATTACCTACTTAAGAAGTAGATAGGTCACGAATAGCACCAGAAGATGCTTCGTTTTTAGAACACAAAGTGTACTCTACCAACAGTTCTTTCTGATCAAAGTCACCAGTCTTAGCCAGATCAATAGTCTGGAAATCACGATAAGTATCAACAGAGAACATGTCTGGCTGCATAACCAAAACAGTGTCAGTGAGCATCAAGCGGTTAGGTACAACAGACAGCTCACCATAGTCAGAAACGTAAACGTCTACTGCATTGACGATAGTCTTGTCACCTACTTCCTTGAACTTAGTAGCGTTGCCGGTGAAAGCAGTGATCTTAGCTTTCTGGAAAGCACCACACATGACTACAGAAGGATTACCACCTGCTTGCCAAATGTCTTCAACTACTTCGGTAAGAAGAGCTTCAGTGAAAGTACGATCAGTACCCGCAGTAGCAACGTCAGTACCATTACCAGTAGGAGCAGCACCGCCTGAACCTACAAGGCAGTTAGTTCCCAACCAAGAAGTAACAGAACCAAGCTCACGAGCAGTACCGCCAGTAGCACCTGCAACCTGTGCTTTGTCAGTACCAACTAGCGTCTTCTCCATGTCACGCTTCAATTCCATTCCTTTCTTAGCCAACTGGTATGCCATTTGAGAAGCACGACCTGCGGCATCAGCAGTTTCATTAGAACCAGAAACGCTAACAGTTTTAGCAGCAATCTGAGTGTAGTTACCTACGCGAGCAGTAGCAACAGACTCGGCAGCAGGAGCAGCAGCACCTTCAGCGATTTTGTTGTCAGCAGCTGCGCTCAGATCATCTGTCTGCCACTCGTGATAAGTACCTGCGGCAGAGCCTTTACCTACGTTAGACATAAAAGGAGTGTCAGTAGGTGCGATGTTGTAAATAATATCTGCCAGATCCTCACGGATTCCAACAGTTCCAAAAGTATCAAATACTGGATTAGCCATTTTAATATTCCTTTATATAAGATTTAAGAAGTTAATGAAAGAAGAGCCTTTGCTGCATCTTCCACTTTACCAGAGCGTTTTAGCTTTTGCCGTTGTTCCTTAACGGCTCTAGCTTTTCGTGTTTGAGCAGTGGCAGGGGCAGACGCTTTAACCTTCTTCTTAATAACAGGGTTACGTTTCTTCTTAACAGTAACCTTCTTACTAACAAGTTCATCATAAAGACGAGCCTTATTTAACACTGCAATATCACGAGCGGTACTGATAGTGTTGAGAGTAGAGTCATCATAGCCCTGCTCTTTAGCATAATCAATAACACTTTTCTGGAAGTCTGGAGATAACCACTCAGGTAATATCTGAGATAGTTTCTCTTGTTCCATAGCTACAATCTTCTGCTGCTCTTGTTGTCTCTGTAATTCAGCCTTTTGTTGTGCTGCTTGAAAGTTCTGAATGTTTTGACGTAAGTTGTCTTCAACATCCTGAACACGCAGCTGCTGTCGTACATACTCAACAGGGTCAGCTTCTTTGTCGATTGAAGCAAGCAGTTCTTTAGACTTATTAACCTCTGCCATTTGTTGTGCGGCAGCTAGTTCCATAAGTTGCAGATACTGTTGTCTCTCAGCTGTCAAGTTTGTCTTAAGAGTATCTAACTCTTTAGAGTCTGCTTGTAGCTTCTGGACACGCTTAGTGTAATTCTTCTCTAGCTGATAACCCTTCTTCAGCTCTTCAAGGTTAACTTCGTACTCTTCACCATCCACCTTAACAGCGTATAGCTCTTCTTCTGAAGTCTCCTCTTGAACCTCCGCTTGGTCATCCTCTTCTTCGGAATCCCCCACTTCAGCGTCACCTTCATCTTCTTCCGTTTCGATTTCGGCTTCTTCCTCTACCTCAAGTTCGACTTCTGTGTCTTCCTCTTCGGTAGTGACCTCTTGAGTTTCCTCTTCGAGGGTTTCTTGCTCTAGCACTTCTTTATCTGCTTGCTCCTCAGAGGGCGTTAAAAGTCGGGCTACTGCGTTATCAATACTGTCATTCATGTTGGCATCCACTAGGGGTAGCCTCCTATAAAGTTAATTAGATTTAATCTATGTATATATTATAACATACTTTATGCCAAAAGTAAAGAACTATTTGACTTTTTGTTGAAATTCGTAGTTAGATACATAGCCTTCTAGGACTTCCTGAAACATCCCTATTGACTTTTGCAAGTACCATAGTCTATCTCTTTCTTCATTATCTTCAGAGTTAGCCCATGCATTGGCTATGTTTTCCTTAACGTCAGAGATAACCTGTCCTAATAGGTCATCTCTTAATAGTTGCCTAGCTGCATTAACCTTAGCTTCTTCTTCCAAGTTACTCTCCACTCATTCTCAGTTTACTATCCCCAATACCTACTGGGCGTTTCTGTTGAGCTTCTAGTCCTAGTTCAGCAGCTTCTTTCTTCTTCATCCATTCAAACTTCTCCCTCTCAAACTTCATAGCTTCTAGCTTGAGTTGGAGTTCTGCTTGTTTCATTTGAGCCTCTGCTTGCTGCGCTTGTGCTTGAGCTTGTTTTAACTGAGCATCAGCAGCATCTTTCTGTGCTTCACCCTGCGCGGCTACCATATCAGCTGAAGGCTGTGGCTCTGGCGGCTTGATCTCTTGAGGATCGCCAATAAACTGTGCAGCGTTTCTATACCCTGCGTTCTTTATGAATTCAGTAGCGAGAGTATGTACATGTTCTGGTTTAATCAGGTATCCATACTTAGTTTCGCCAATACCACGTAACATTGTAGAGATGTTATTCAAATGCATTAGCTGTTGATCTTTGTTCTGGTTACCTAGCCCGACAGTAACTGCCATATCATAGCGATCTTTCCAATCATAAGGGGCAACAGGTACAAAGCGGCCTCGCAGTTTTACGACATCTACTTCTGAGTTGTTAGTTCGGCTTAGGCGGTAAAGCTGTAGGAACAGCTCCTTAACTCCTGTCTCTGCAAAGATACGAGCGATAAGCTGAATCTTCTCTTGAGCTGCGGTCATCACCTGATTAACAGCAGTGGCAGCAGTGTTAGAAGTTAGAGCAGATGCATCTAGTCCCTGAGTCATACGGGACACACCCGCACGATCCTCTCGTTCCTTTTCTAGCTCGTTTAAGAAAGGGAAGGTAGCCTGACCTAGCTGTGGCACTGGAAGCTGTCTAACAGCGCCTTGTACCTTCTCACGTACAATACCACCAATGCGGTTGTCGATTAGGTCTTGTAGATTAACTTGATTCTCAACAGCAGCATAGCGCCCTGCGTTCGATAAGGCTAGGTTGTCGAGAGTATGTCTCCACATCTTGCTGCGGATTTCCTGAATATCTTTAACCAAGTCAGCAATACTAACACCTGTAAACTTATGAGGTATCATAATAGGCGACAGGTTGATAACAGGGATAGTGCCTACTTCTTCTTTGTCAAGAACTACATTGCCTACCATATGTACTTGATAAAGCTTCATCTCTTCTGAGCCTTCATCAAATACTTTAACCCAAGCCTTGACATACTCAACTAAAGTATTATTACCAAAGTCAGCTGTCTCATCTACATCACTAAACCTAGCATCTTCTACTTGGTTCTTAATTAGGTTTGATCCGTGTCCTTCAGATATATCTTCACGATTAAATCCTGCATCGATGAGCGATCCAATACTAACGTCTTGCACCCGTGCAACAAAGTCTGCATCCTTGATACTCTTGCTTCTCGCTTTAATCCTAAACTCAGAGGATGGGATGTTGTCAACGACTGGGCGACCCCTATAGTTAGTACGACGAACAGTAACATCATAGAGGTTGGGGTCTTCTTCGTTAACTTCCTTATTGACAATTTCTAAGTTCTCTTCTTCTTCCAGTGCTTGGAGTTCAATATCTTCAATAGCGATAAAGTTCTCAATATCGCATAATTCATCTTCTGACCAACTTACTTCTACTAGGCCGTTCTTCATTAACAATGCATCTTTGAACCATGTATATAATACGTTAAACCCATCGCATCGTTTATCAAATACATAGTTTAGATATTCAGTAGCTTGTTGTGCAGCTGCTTCATCCTCTGCACCCGTAGGCTCAAACTCTACAAACGTATCACCTGAAGCAAATATCTTCATAAGAGAAGGCATAATACCTTCAACTGTTTTTAGCGTATCCCTTGTAACTACAGTGGAGAATCCTTGCTCTTCATCTCCAAAGGGCTTACCATAATAGTAATCCAGAGCTTCTGCTTGTTGATCTGCTAGATCTCCATTAGACCATGAGTCAGCGGAACTGAGTTCTCTACTGACTACTTCAGATAGTTGTTCATTTGTGATAGTACTAGCCATCTATACATTACTCCAGTTTTTAATAGGAAGAGATTTATCACCATAGTCATACCAAGAAGAAGAACGCCCTGCCACTGCATATTGAGCGCACATAACAGCGTATCTGGTTGCTGACATAATATCATCTTTGATAGGAACTATCTTCCCATCCTTTCGGTGATATGATCTGAATTCTTGAAACCATTCATGTAAATGCGAGAAGACCTTAAACCTACCTGTCTCCATTCTCTGTAGCATCTCCATGATGGAGGGTTCTATAAAGTTGTTACCTTTACCTGTATCTCCAGACGCTTTAGGGTTACGCGCCCAGTCATGTAACATGTTAACACCCTGATCTCTGTACTGAGAAGCAAGGCTCACTCCGCTGCCCTTATCGCTCTGTAAGCCATCTTTAGGCCATGCCACTGGTATCCATTGGGGTCTTTGTCTAATGGCCGCAGAATGGATTATAGCAGTCTCCTGACGGCTTGAGTAAGTGTCGTATATATAATACGTATCACTCTCCTCATCAATAGCTAACCACGCCACTGCTGTAGGGTGGTCATATCCAAAGTCAAGACCTGCTATCCTTTTCCAGTGATCTGGTATCTCGAAAGGATCTATAATCAAAGAGTCCTCTGGAACTGGGAACACAAGACCAGAACCAAATACAGGGATACCTTGGCTTCGTAGCTTACGCTCATGCGGAGGATACTGAGCTAACAGCTGCTCTTTAGTATCTTCGTCTAGATGTGGAGCATCATCCCACGTAGCTTGTATTAACTTCTGTCCCTTCTTCAAGTCATTCATAAACTGATTGACTACAGGGGTCATACCATCCTCTGGTGTAAACGTCATCATAACGTAGCCGTTCGTTGCTACAGTACGAGTGATACACTGAGTGTAGATGTTAGAAGGTGGCTGCTCATCTAGCCAAATCCAATCTACTGGGCGACCATAGAACTTCTCTTCACCCATCTCGTATGACTTAAAACCAATACGTGACCAACCATCAGGCTTACCATTCTTGTCGTGGTGCTGTACCATAACACTATCGTAAGTGTTACCTGTAGCGCCTCGCCTTCTAGTCTTCTCACCAATCATCGTTAGAGGAACCATGCCAGTTCCCCAAGACTCTTCACTCTCTGCCAGACCAAACAATTCTGTTTGAAGGATGTCTCTAGTCGTGTCGTTAGATACACCCGCTGCCCAACAGTATACTGGCTTATCAAACTTATTACCTTCCCACCAATCAGGGTATATCCCTGTTAAGTGACAGGCTGTGATGTAAGCTCCACTGGTAGACTTACCAATCTGGTTAGCACACATAGCCAACACCTGATGAGCATCCTTAGTGGAGTTAGCTAGTCCTTGCTGCCATTCATATAGGTTGAAGTGATCCTTCTTGTTAAAGCGAACCCGTTCTTCCTTTTCCTTCAGCAGCTCTAGCAGTCTTACCTGTTGATCCTTCGGCAGCCTAGCTACCTGTTCAGGACTTAGCTGCATTCTTCTTCTTCGCTGTCTTAGGCTTCTTCTCTGCGTTAGCTAAGGCAAGTGCTGCTGTTAGCTTTGTGATTAGGATGCGTTGTTCTTCAACTTCCTCTTTGAGTGCTTCAAAGTTCTGTAAGTTAAATTGTAATCTCAATTAGTGAACCTCTTCTGATTTAACGTCAATAGTGTGGTTCTTCCCTAATATAGCTAACAGCTCTTTCTGTAGCTCATCATCCTTGAGATCTTTGGCATCTTTATCTGTAACTATCATTTCCATAGGCTTGTCGTAACCTGCTCTATAGAGAATGTCTTGCTGTGCCTTTAGCCGTATAGACTCTTGCTTAGCTGTCTGGGCTAGTTCAATAATACCTGACAACGCCATAGGTACGTGAGCGCCTATGCGTTCCTTAACCATTGATTCAACTAATCGCCAGTTGTCTCGTAAGCGTGACATAGCAGACCCTGCACTGTTAGGTGAGTAACCTGCTTGAGTCCAAGCTTCTCTGGCGTTCCCTGACTCAACATAATACGCGACAAACTGAAGGAAGTTCTCATTTACGTCATACTCTGAAGGATCACTCTTCTTTAAGAGTTTAACCTTCTTACGCATTGCTTTGTCTTGTTCTGTCATCTTTACCTCTAGCGGTACATGATCGATGTAGTCGGTACATGCACGACATGGTGTTACATAGTTGTTATAGACAATGTGAATAGTTATAAGGAGAATGTTAATCACTGAATATCAA